GGAGTAAATCATGGATGAAGTAACCCACAAGCAAATCTACGATAGGCTCGTTGAAGTCGAAAGTAAGGTAGATAGCATAGACAAGAACACTAAAGGGCTTGTAGAGGCTTTTGATGCGCTTCAAGGGGCTTTTAAAGTGCTTGGTTGGGTTGCTTCTGCTGCTAAACCCATTCTGTGGGTTGCTGGTTTAATCATGGCGGCTGGTGCTGTTTGGCAGACATGGATTAAAAAGTAGGTCATGTGAAATGGCTTATTTTATTATTTCTATTTTTTGTTTTTTGGGTGAGTGCAAAAGCACCTTGCACAGTTTCCGACTTCTACGCTCTGAGTTGGCTGGGAAACCCATCGGAGAGGCATCAGAGATTGTCAGAATGGCTTACCACAAATGGTGATAACTGTTCTTCTGAACAACTGGTAGGAGTTTGGAATAACTTAGCTGCTTGGGCTGGAACGGCAGATAGTGCAGAGTTAAGACAGAAAGTTCTTTACTACTACGCAAAAGCTGTTGAAAGGGAAAAGAAATGATAACCCTGAACAAATGGTATCCGATGGTTCAGCCCAACTATGACGCAAGAATGGTTGCGTTTGACAAGGCGATGGAAAAGAAGCTAGAGCAATATAAAGAAGCTGTGGAATGTAAGAAATTAGCCATCAAAACTCAAGAATTAGATGTTGAGCTTTACAACAAGCGAGCTAGAGAAAATACAATTTCGTTGGAGAATATTAACAATCACCGACGTTTTGCAATATTTGTATAAGGATTAAATATGTTTGGATTAGATGCACTTTTAAGCGTGGGCAACAAACTCATTGACAAACTTATTCCTGACCCAGAACAAAAAGCCAAAGCCCAGATGGAGTTGGCTAAGATGGCTCAAGATGGTGAGTTGGCAAAAATGGCTAACGAGACTAAGTTATATGAGGTAGAGCAAGAAAACGTCACTAAGCGTGTTGAGGCAGATATGGCATCTGACTCTTGGTTATCCAAAAATATACGCCCTATGACCCTCCTATTCCTTTTGGCGGCCTATTCTGGCTTTGCTGTAGCCTCTATTTTTGAATATGAGACTCGTGGTGCTTACGTTGAACTGTTAGGCCAATGGGGAATGTTGGTTATGTCGTTTTACTTTGGCGGCAGAACAATGGAAAAAATTGCTGATAGGGTGAAAAAGTGAAGTTAACTGAACATTTTTCTTTAGAAGAACTGACATTTTCAGAGATTGCAGAACGCAATGGATGGGATAACACACCAAATGACAAAGAACTTGAAAACCTTAAACGACTCGCAGAATTCCTTGAAGACGTTAAACAAGCACTTGGAGGAAAACCAATCATTGTTTCATCTGGTTTTCGCAGTAAGCAAACAAATGATGGAGTGGGTAGTCGTGATAGTTCTCAGCATAGGATTGGGGCTGCTGTGGACTTCCGAGTTCCTGAACTAACACCCAATGATGTGGTTAAGGCAATAATCGCATCAGGCTTACCATACGATCAGATTATTCGTGAGTTCGATCGTTGGACACATATCAGCATCCCTAACAGTCCAGATGCTAAACCAAGAAAGCAAGCACTTATTATCGATAAATCAGGCACTAGAGCGTTTATTTAATAAAGGTGACATAAACAAACTCTAATGTCTCGCCTATGTCAAATATTCCGACAACCGAAGACGCACAATACTTTGCACAATGTGTTAAGAAATGGCAAGAAGTATTGAATCTTGGGGATTGGAGACTTGAAAAAGGGTTAAAACCTGCCAAACAAGCAATGGCCTCTGTAGAGTTTAACGAGGCCGCAAGACTTGCTGTTTACCGACTTGGTGACTTTGGTGCAGAGAAAATAACCCATCAATCCCTTGATTGCACAGCACTACACGAATTACTTCATGTAATGCTGCACGATCTTTTGACAGCGGCTCAAGACCCTAAATCCTCGCAAGACGATATAGATAAGCAAGAGCATAGAGTGATTAACTTACTTGAACGACTCTTAAAGGATATCAATGGGCGCACATAATCAAACTTGCACAGATGATGAATTTATTGCTCTGTGGGGACAACACCAATCTGCCGCAAAATTGGCAAGAATTCTTGGTATTGCTACCCGTAATGTTCAGAACAGAAGACGCAACCTTGAACACTCATATGGCATAAGACTTTTTAGTGCCGACCCCAGAAGCAGTTATTACGATCCACGACAAGCCTCTTATTCCCCATTAAAGCAAATTGATCTTGGAATACTTGATGGGACTGTAATTGTCTTCTCAGATGCCCACTTCATTCCATCGGAGCGTTCTACAGCCTTTAAAGGGCTTCTATGGGCTATTGAGGCTCTTAAACCAGTAGCGGTGATAGCTAATGGTGACTCTTTCGATGGAGCGTCTATAAGCCGACATGACCCAACTGACCAACCAGCTACAACTGTTTTACAGGAATTAAAGGCTACTCAGGCTTCATTAGGTGAGATTGAAGAACGTGCTAAAGCAGAGCGACACAATGTTAGGTTAATCCATACTTGGGGAAACCACGATGCAAGGTTTGCAAATAGACTTGCACAACACGCACCACAATATAAAGATGTACTTGGATTTAAGATAACTGACCACATCCCTGATTGGGAGTTCTGCTGGGCTTGTTGGCCTACATCTAAAGTGATTGTGAAGCACCGATATAAGGGTGGAATTCACGCCACCCACAACAATGCACTTTCAAGCGGAGTTTCGATGGTGACAGGGCATCTGCACTCTTTAAAAGTTACCCCATACAATGACTATAACGGAATACGATTTGGTGTTGATACTGGAACATTAGCAGAGCCAGATGGCCCTCAGTTTACTTACGCTGAGTTAAACCCATCTAATCACAGATCAGGATTTGCTGTGCTGACGTTTTTCAATGGTGAACTATTGTGGCCTGAGCTAGTCCATTCGTTTAGTGAAGGACATATCCAGTTTCGTGGTGAAGTAATTGATGTGAGCGAATTTTAGTCCTCACAAGGGCAATTAACACTTAAATCACATGAGTTCTTGGTTAATTATCCTTACAGGGGCAATTTATGCCTATATCGCTGCTGAACAACTCTACAGAGGAAATCCCTCTATGGCTGTAGTGTACGCAGGTTACGCATTTAGCAATGTGGGGCTTTACCTGTTAGCCAAGTAAGCCCCATCTATTTACTCTGCGATTTCTTCTTCTTCTGTATCTTCTTCAAGTTCGACTTCGTCAATAGCTTCATAGTCAACATCCCAGTCATTTTCTTCTTGGAATTCAATAAATTCCTGAATGATCTGTACTTTTCTAAAGTCATGTGAATGAACAGTAATCTTTTCTTCACCAATCCAGCCGATGTTAATTTCCAATGTGTACATAATTTTCTCCATACGCAACCGATTGTTGCAATCAAATGCTAGAGTAAATTTATGTCAGAAACAAGACTATTCTTTTTTGAAAACACCATTAGGAAGTAAAGTTCCTTTTCTGTTCTTGATTTGGTCATAGGCTATTTCCATGCACTCTACAAGGTCTAAATCTTGTATGGCACAGTAGTTAACCAAGCAAACCATTACATCCCCTACAGAGTCAATAATTGCATCTCTGTCATGCTTTATTGTTGCATCAGCTAACTCACCTATCTCTGATACTGCTTTGAGTAGTTGAGACTCAGGATTGCTGTACTGGATAATCTTACGAGCCTCTGCCCATTGGATAATTTTTATTTCGATAGCTGCGTATGACATTCCCATTCCCTTTCGTTTCTTCCTGAATTTGATTTAACTGTGTTACCAGTTAGTTGGATTAGACCTAACGCTTTCATCTCACTAAGCCTCCTAGCGACTTGATTTCCATCTAGGTTAGTCAGACTAGCAATACCATCTTTACCGAGCGCACCATGCGTTCTAAGGCACTCTAGGATGGTGTTGTAGTGGTCTTTCGCCACTTCTTTAATTAACTCTGCTGCTTCAAAAGAAGTTAGCGGGTCTGTAGTCCTAACTCTTGGGAAGTCAGGGAAGATGCGGTCAAAATACTTTTTGTAATCCATTACTTTTCTCCTTTAGGTGGGGTACTCGCTGCACCACAGATATGCGCTACTTGTTCGCAATTCAACATTTCGGGCGGCATCCGCTTTCCCCCGTTAACTTAAAATGGTGCTTTATCGTAATCGTCAAGCCAGTCTTTATGCTCATCAGTTTTTACTGGTTTCTTAGGAACATCAGTAGTCTTATTCTTGATAGACAGAGACATAAACTTCTGCCCATCTTTGCTGACCTTAATCCAAGCTGATAGCCAGTAGTCGATACCCTCTACGTTTATACTACCTTTGTAGTCAGGGAACTTAGCATCGTCTTTTCTGTCGTTCTTAAAGAGCGAGCCTCGGTTATTGTTGTCGTATTCCATCATTCTTTCGCTTTCTTAATTGCTGATCTCACTTTACTAGGAAGCAAAGTCCACAATGCTACTTTTTGTTCGGCATCAAGGTTTTCTGCTTCCAACTTTACCCAAGCTGTCTTAGGTTCTTCTTTATCACAGATAGCAATTAAATCCATTGCTAATTCTTTGAGATAAATTTGGTCTTCCTCTGGGATGCTATCCATTGCACCCTGTGTAGGCGTGATGATTACTTGCTCTTTAAGTGGTGCGGATGAGTCTAGAGCATCGTGTTCAACAATCTCCATTGCTGTGACCCACAGGTAGCGTCTGGTGTAGGTTTCTACAGCACCAAGGTTCTGGATAGGATGACAGCCCTTGAGATTAGCTTCTGCCATTGGCGAGGTAATAACGATGTTAGTACCATCGTCTGTATCTGTGATGGTCAGGCTTGCGATCTCGGTATCGTATGACACTACACCGCAAAGGCCAACCTCATTAAAGATTTTGTTAATCGTGGGGATAAAGTCGCCTAACTCAAAGTATGAGTAGCCAGCAAACTTATTGTGACCTGACTTCTTTAGTGGTGCTTCTTGCAGACTGATTCGTGCTTGCATTAACTTCTTGTGTACCATTTCAATTATCCTTTAAGTATTCTTCAATCATTGCTTCTTTATCTTCTTCGTACAAATCTGCGAAAGGTACAAAGTGGTTTTCGTAGCAGCATGAGCCGCTAGTCTTTGGCTCACAGCAGTAACAGCAATACTCGCCATGAGACAAATCTTTAATTGCGTCTTCTCTTGTGACTAACTTAATCATTAGCCTCTCCAAGCTAAGAGGACACCCCAACCACCAAAGATGATGATGGCTAACGTACACTCAACTACTGTTTGTATAATCTTACTTTTCATTTGCTTTTCCATTCTGCTGCTCGTGCATAAAGGTTTTCTAATACTAAACAGTAGTAGTCAGCCATTTGCTCATTTTTTGCTTTTACATAAGCATCAAACTTTTTTTCAACATGACTAAATGCATGAGTTGGGCCATACTCAATAAGAAAGTCTCTTGCTGCATCTTGGATTGGCTTTAAAGTTTTCATCTTAATTTCCTTAAAAAGACCCTTTTGCAATTTGCTAGGGCTGACGTAAGTATAGCAAACTAAACAGACTAAACAAGCTATTTATCTAGGTGTTTACCCTAAAAACAACAAATAAATTATTTGCTACAATGTTTAGATGGATAAACAAACTGCTACTACACTTGCTGGCTCACAGAGTGAGCTTGCTAGAATACTCGGAATCACTAGGGCGGCTGTCTTTCATTGGAAGACAATCCCTAAGTTACGCATCTATCAACTAAAAGAATTAAGGCCAGACTGGTTCAATGACTCAAGCACAAGTAATACAAGCACTACAAAACGGCTCACTCACATCGAGGGAGATAGCAGAGAAAACAGGGATGACCAAAGAGACAGTTCTGTCAACAGCAAAGAAGCTACGCTACCAAGGTAAATTGACCACAGATAAAGTCAAAGAAGGCAATAAATGGTTGGCTAAATACACCTTAGCAGACTACATGATTGAAGCACCTAAAGAAGCTAAAGAAGAAAAGCCTTGGGACAAGAACAATCCTTTCGATTGGCGTAACGCAAAAGGTATTTTTACGTCAGATGAGTACAGGGTTATGAAGCAACAGGCTGCTAGGATTTACAAAGGTAATTCTTACTTTACTGATGGAATAACAAGTAATCAAAGTATCTGATACAATGTTTTGAAACACGGCTAGATGGGGGGTAGCTACCCCATCGAAAAGAGAAGTCTCCCCTCCTGCCGCAGTTTCTTTCTGGGAGAATTGGAACATGAGACAAATATGCTTTTACAGCCTAAAAACTGGGCCGTCTTTCAACATTACAAAGACAGATGCCCTCCTTGGATAAAACTACATCGTGATCTGTTAAACGACAGAAAATTCATGCGCTTGCCTATTGCTAGCAAAGCGATAGCACCGTTACTCTGGTTGCTAGCGAGTGAATCAAAAGATGGTATTTTTGATGGCTCACTAGATGAGCTAGTCTTTCGATTACACATTACTCCAAAAGAATATCAAGATGGTGTTAAGCCATTGATTGATAACAATTTCTTTGTTGTTGCTAGCATAGTGCTATCAGAAAGCAAGCAACTTGCTATCCCAGAGACAGAGACAGAGACAGAGAAAGAGGCAGATAAATATATATGTCCACCTAGCGGTGAACTTGAAGACTCAAAAATTCCAAAATGTGAACATCAGTCAGTCATTGATATGTATCACAAGTATCTACCAACTCTGAGAAAGGTAGAGGTATGGAATTCTGCTAGACAGGGATACTTGAGACAGAGATGGCGTGAGGTGGCTATCGAGTTGTCAAAAGAAAAAGACATTACTGCTGGCGACATTCTTACTTGGTTTGCAGACTTCTTCCAGCACATTGGTGCATCTAAGTTTTTGACAGGTAAGGTCAATAGCAAAGATGGAAGGGCATTTACTGCGGATTTAGAGTGGATTTTGAAACCAAGCAATTTTGCAAAAATCGTTGAAGGAAAATATCATGGCACTAACTAATTTTAAGAATCAGCAAGTTGAGTCTAGTTTTGACACAAATTTATGTTCTGTAGGTGGATGCAATAACTGGTGGACAGTAAAGATTGACAAGCCTAAATGCTCTTTTCATCAATGGGAAAGCGATGCAAAGCCAAGAGCAGCACAATTACCAGAACTAAAGGTTAAAACTGTTTCTCAATGGTATGACGACAAAGAGGTTTTTTAATGAACTTTCATTGGCCTACAAATGACACCACAAGAATTAGAACACTTCAAGGATTGCGAAGCCAAAGAGTGGCTCAGACGCTACCAAGCCAAGAAGTTGACGAATGGCTCAAAGAAAGCGTTAAGCTGGTGGCAGGGTGTGTTAGGGGACTTGGAGCGAATCAGAGGCGTGTACGCTACTTTGGATTTGAGACAACGCATGAACAGGATTCAAAATGAGACGAGCCGCAAGAGTTGACGCAAACCAAATGCAGATAGTTTCAGCACTTAGAGCCGCTGGCGCATACGTCTGGATTATTGGCCTACCCGTAGACCTTTTGGTTGGGTACAAGGGACACACATTCCTCATGGAGATCAAAGATGGCCCTAAAAAGCGTTTAACGAAGCTACAAGCCGACTTTTTTGAGAATTGGTCAGGTAGTACCTTATGCCGTGTTGACGGCCCTGAAGCGGCATTAAGAATGATCGGAGTAGTAAAGTGAAAGCACCCTACAAAGCTATCGAATACATCATTGAAAATTCATGCAAATTTGCAGAGGCAAAGGCTCAAAGAGTGTTCATAGAAAATTTCTTGCGTACAAAAAAATCTTTACTAATGAAAGAGGCTATGGCTAAAGGAATAGATTCTGGTGTAGCACAAGAGCGTGAGGCTTATGCTCACCCAGAATACGAGGAATTATTAAGAGGCTTACAAGAGGCTACCATTCGTGAGGAGACTCTGAAATACATGTTGATTGCTGCCCAAATGAAGGCCGATATATGGAGATCAGAGCAAGCAAGTGAGCGAGTTGGCGTAAAAACTACTGAGTAGGTATAAACACCTAGTAAATACTTTGTTTAGTTTGCTATACTTACGTCAGCCCAAGCAATTCGCAAGGGTACTTTTAAGGATTAAGAAAATGAGTACATGGGAATTTGATACGACAACAGGCCAAGGTAGCGAGATTGTTAAAGTTGTTTACGAGTACGAAAAAGATGAAGACGGAACTTTTAACGAGTCAATCATTGAAGTCTGGTTTGAAGGTAGGGATGTTGTTGGTTTGTTTTCTGACGAGCAGATGAAAGAATTAGAGATCGAAGCTGCTATGCGTTTTAGAGAGCATAAGCAGAACTACAAATATACAGAAGAATATGTAGAATGAAAATTCTTAACTGTTTACCAAGAGAGCCTGACGCTAAATGCAATAACTGCAAGAGGCGTGGTCAAAATGGTGTTGTTGCTAAAAACAGCAAGGACAAGGCTTGTATTTACATACCAATCTCATTACAGGTGAAAACATGACTGACTGGACAAAAGAGGAAGACGAAGCCTTTAACGAGGTTGAAAAGCAAAGCAATCTTGGTAAGCAGATTTTGATGGCGCAAGGCCAACCCTATCATTGGGCGGCAGAAGCCACCAAAGCCGCAGTTCTGATTGAGCGTGAGGAATGTGCAAGAATTGCTGAAAAACAACTTAATTGGAATACAGCCGTTGCTATTCGGGCAAGAAATGAACAATAAGCCAAATGCTCGTGAGCGACTGCACCTAGCAAGGATTAAAGAATTGCCATGTGGGGTCTGTGGTCAATCAAGCCCATCAGATGCTCATCACATTGAGCAACACCAGCAATATCTCTGTATTCCGCTATGTAAGGACTGCCATCAGGGTTCATTTAATGGTATTCATGGGCAAAAGCGTATTTGGTCAGTTATGAAGCATACAGAGATGACTGTGCTAAACGAAACGCT